GGAGGTATTTGACGGTGTTAAGTTAGCTTCGGACAGTAAAGCCTCGGGCCGTTGGGATACGAGCGCGGGCGGTATGTATTATGCCGTGGGCGTCGGGTCAAACTTAGCGGGTCGTGGTGGTGATTTAATCATTATTGATGATCCTCACTCGGAGCAGACGGCGATGTCGGCGGCAGGCTTTGATGATGCGTGGGATTGGTACACAGGTGGCCCTAGACAGCGTTTACAACCCGGAGGCTCCATTGTTATAGTCCAAACTAGATGGTCTGAGAAGGACATGACGGGCCAGTTATTGAAGGCTATGGCAAAAGACCCGTTGGCGGACCAGTGGGAGGTTGTAGAATTACCTGCGATCTTTGCAGATGGGACTCCGTGTTGGCCTGAGTACTGGAGTTTAGAGGATTTGACCGCTGTCCGCGCTTCTATTCCTAATAGTAAGTGGAACGCTCAGTATCAGCAGAATCCTACGGGTGAAGAGAATGCGATCATTAAGCGTGAGTGGTGGAACGTGTGGGAGCCTGAAGCGGTTCCTAGGTTAGAGTATGTGATACAGAGTTACGATACGGCGTTTAGTAAGAAGGAGACAGCGGATTATAGTGCGATAACGACGTGGGGGGTCTTTTATCCGAATGAGGGTGGTAGTGGACCGAATTTAATTTTGTTAGATAGTAAAAAGGGGCGATGGGATTTTCCTGAGTTGAAAGCTAAGGCTTTGGAGGAGTATAAATTTTGGGAGCCGGACACTGTTATTATTGAGGCGAAGGCTAGTGGTACGCCGTTGACGCAGGAATTGCGCAATATGGGTGTTCCGGTGGTTAACTTTACGCCTTCTAGGGGTAATGATAAGGTAACTCGGGTGCATTCGGTGTCGCCATTATTTGAAGCGGGGATGGTGTGGGCACCTGATTCTGTGTTTGCTGACGAGTTGATTGAGGAGGTTGCGGCCTTTCCTAATGGGGAGCATGATGACTTGGTGGATAGTATGACTCAGGCGTTGATGCGGTACCGTCAGGGGAATTTTGTTCAGTTGCCTACGGATGATTGGGAAGATGAAGATAACTCTGCTAAGATGAATGTTTACTATTAAGTAATTTACGGGTACGGAACCTTTATGCCTCAGTCTCTATTTGCTAAAGATAACGAGCAATCGCTTTCAAGATATTATGATTCTCAAGATAAAGCGGAACGTCGCAGTATTTTTAATAAATTTCAGGACTTGAGCCCGGAAGATAAGGTTGCCTATCAAGCACAGCAGGCGGGTCTGGATCCCGAGTCGGTTCGCATGGGTCACCAGATGGGTGACATTGAAATGCAGATGTCGGTTGCGCCCCGGTTAGGCTACACAGGACCCACGGACCGCGAGCTAGACATGATGCGGTTTGATTTAGGGTCCCCGAACTTGAACCTGAGAGGTCAGTTTGTTCCTAAATCGGTAGATGGTATGGTCTCTACCGGAGAGAGTGGTCGTTCTGTAGAAGAATATATGATGCATACTGCGCCACGGGCGGCGATGTATGTAGACAGCTTAGATCACGTAACCCCAAGCGATGAGAATGCAAAAATAAATTTTTATGGTTCGAAGGGTTCAAACCCGCGAACCATCGCTCACGAAGTTGCTCACGCACGTGGTGCCGATGAAGAGAGACCTGCGTATGCGGCGGCTGTTATTAATGCGCAAACGGAGGGTGGTTTCGATCAGGCGGTTAGGTCCTACGCAATACAGAATTTAAACTGGGACCTGTTGCAAAACTATGAGCCCAAAGACCTTGAGGCATCTGTCCTTAGAGATATACAAAGAAACGGTTTTGCTCGGAAACTGTATCTGGACGAGTTTGAGCGTGGCGGAGAAAACCCCCGTGCGTATGGAGAGAATCAAGGTATAATGAGCATGCTTTTGGGGGACGGTGACCCTTCTGAGATGTATGCAAAAAATAGATTTGAAAATAGTGTTTTTGGTAAAAGAGTTGCAGACCGCGTGACTTCCGTTGACCCCACGTCCAATGAAGGTGATGATGGGTTTTATGAATCACAAGAAGAAACAATGATACCACTGGGTTCAGAAGAGAGTTTAGATATGGAAGACGCAGAAGATATTATGTTTGAGGACGAAGAAGCCTCCGAGCTCGACGGGCTAGGTTCCTTAATGGAAACTATTGTTAGTAGTACTAGCGCAAATCTTGAAGGCTTTGACTACGACATGTCTGACACTGAGCGTAAGGCGCAGGTCCGCGAAATGGCGGCTATGGCTCAGATGTTACGCAAAGCCGGCGCTAACATATCATCCGAAGAAGATGTTGAGAAATTACCCCCAACCATATTAGAACAACTAAATAGTATATTGGATCGTTCTCCAGAGGAATAAAAAATGGCTGAAGAAGATAAAAAACCAGTAGGCAGTTTGATGGATCGCAATGTTCCTTCTCAATTACTGGAAGAAGATATAAGGGCGGAGATTGAGTTAGAGTTGCCGGGTTCACAAGAAAACGATGTGATGGCTATGGTCGACATGGATGCTTCCATGGACGGCGAGATAGAAGTGACTGCTGAAGATGACGGCAGTGTCATGGTTGATTTTGATCCGCAGGACGAGCGCGGGTTTGGCGGGGACTTCTACATGAATCTGGCAGAAGAGATGCCTGATCGTGAGCTTAGTCGTATAGCCGGCGATCTCATGGGGGAGTTTGATTCAAACAAAGCAAGTCGCCAAGAGTGGGAAGAGACGTATGCTAACGGTTTAGATTTGTTAGGGTTCTCATATCAGGAGCGCACACAGCCTTTCCGTGGAGCCTCGGGTGTCACTCACCCCCTATTGGGCGAAGCCGCCACACAGTTCCAAGCGCAAGCCTTTAATGAGCTTTTGCCGCCTAGTGGTCCTGTTCGCACCGTAATTTTAGGTAAAGAAACACGCCAAAAGCAACACCAATCACAGCGTGTTAAGCAGTTTATGAACTACTACATTACTAATGTAATGGAAGAATACACGCCTGATATGGACCAGATGTTGTTTTATCTCCCATTGGCAGGTAGTACCTTTAAGAAAGTCTATTATGATGAGAACTTAGGCCGTGCGGTGAGTAAGTTTGTACCTGCTGAGAACCTTGTTGTACCGTATGAGACCTCTGATTTAGAAACATGTCCTAATATTACACAAGTATTACGCACATCTCTTAACGATTTGCGCAAGCAACAGGTGTCTGGGTTCTATTTGGACATCGATGTGATCCCTGCTCAAGCAGAAATGGACTCTATATCCGATGAAATTGATTTAATTGATGGTTTTGAGCCGTCACAAATTGATTATGACTGTACTTTATTGGAGTGCCACGTTGATTTAGACCTCGAGGGCTACGAAGATACTGATATGGACGGTGAGCCTACTGGAATTAAGATTCCATATGTCGTTACCATCTCCAAAGATAACGGACAGGTCCTTGCTATACGTCGTAACTACCTAGAAGACGATGAAAAGAAACGTAAAATACAATATTTTGTTCATTACAAATTTTTACCGGGGTTTGGTTTTTATGGTCTGGGTCTTATCCACACTATTGGTGGCCTTTCTCGCACCGCGACCTCGGCACTTCGACAGCTTATTGATGCCGGAACACTATCTAACCTTCCTGCCGGCTTTAAAGCCCGTGGGATGCGGATAAGAGACGATGATGAACCGTTACAACCCGGAGAATTCAGAGACGTAGACGCTCCCGGTGGCGCTATTCGTGACAGTTTGATGCCGCTACCGTTTAAGGGACCGGATCAGACGTTGTTCCAACTGTTAGGTTTTGTCGTGGACGCCGGACAGCGGTTCGCGACCATTACAGATTTAAAAGTGGGCGATGGTAATCAGCAGGCGGCGGTCGGTACTACGATTGCGATGTTGGAGCAGGGCTCACGGGTCATGAGTGCTGTACACAAGAGATTGCATTACGCTATGCGCTTAGAGTTTAAGATTCTAGGTCGCGTGATGAACGAAAGTTTGCCACAGGTTTACCCTTATGCTGTTGCGGGTGAAGATTCTGAGGTTATGGCTACTGACTTTGACGACAGAATTGATATACTTCCTGTTAGTAATCCTAACGTATTTAGTCAGGCACAGCGGATCACGTTGGCACAGACTAAGTTAGAGCTTGCCGGTGCGGCTCCCGAGTTACATAACATGCATGAAATTTATCGTGACATGTATGAAGCGTTGGGCGTGACTGATGTAGATCGCATAATGAAATCGTTACCTGATGCTGAACCGAAGCCCACGGACCCCGCACAAGAGAACATTGATGTGTTGGACATGATGGATTTACAGGCGTTTGAGGGTCAGGATCACCAATCGCACATCACGGCTCACCTTATCTTTGGTGGTACGCCTATGGTAGCTAATTTACCACCAGTAGCTCTTGCATTACAAAAACACATTATGCAACATGTGAAAATAGCGGCTAGGGAACAAGCGGCGGTTGCTTACATGCAACAGATGGAGCTTCGTGACGGTAAGCCTGCAACGCCAGAAGAGATGTTAGAGATTGAAGCCCTGACGGCGCAGTATGTTGCGCAGGGTATGCAGATGGTTAAGGACTTGTCACAACAATTAGCCGGCGGTGGTGAGGAAGAAGGCCCTGATCCGTTAATTGCACTGAAAGAGAAGGAGTTGGAGATCAAGGCGCAAGCCGAGCAATCTGATACTGAGCTTGATCAAGGCAAGTTACAGCTAGATCAACAGTCACTGGCTATGCGTGAGGCACAGTTTGGTGAGCGCATTGACGCACAAGAACGACAGACTCAAGCCCGAATAGATGCGGCAAGAGAACGTGAATTTATTAAACAGAGAGGGCAGTAAAATGGCTATGAATCCTACAAAAGCACCTAAAGCGGTAGAATATGCAGATATTAAAGGTCAAGGCCGTATACCTTATGGCAAGACAGCAAGTGTCAAAATTCCGACAGGTATGAGTAAAGGTACAGCACGTGGAATGGGCGCGGCAGTTAAGGGCGGTAGTTACATCGCGTGTAAATAAACGCTAAGGGTTGGAGTTTTAAATGCAAAAATTTAATTTTGGTCAGCAAGGCATGATGGGTGGTATATCGCCTGAGCTTTTGAGAAAAATTCAAGCTGAAGCGGGCACTCCAAATGCGCCCTTGCCACTTCCGGGACCGGGAATACCTACGCCTCTTCCCCCTGTGACTAACCCGGATTTGTATTCTGACCCTAATCTTGGGGTCCCTGACCCTAGAGATCCTGTCGATGTTAAAACCCAACCTTTTAACGAAGGCATTGGTACGTTAGTAGCACCGCCTGCTCCTCCAGTACCGCCGATGGGACTCGGGCCTAAATCCGAATTTGATCCGAACAATCCGGATTTGTATTCTGACCCTAATCTCGGGGTTCCTAAAACTAAACCGGGGCCTGCTACAATAATAGAGGATGCAGAAATATACGATACAAGCATTGAAGGCCCTGATCCGTTAACTGCACCGAGAATGTTCGGGCCTAAACCTGAGTTTGATCCAAACAGTCCGGACTTGTACTCTGATCCTGAGCTCGGGGTTCCTAAAACTAAACCGGGGCCTGCTCCAATAATAGAGCCGGAACCTGCTCCTGCGCCAATAATGGAACCGCAAGCGGGTCCTAAACCCGGATTTGATCCAAACAACCCGGATTTGTACTCTGATCCGGAGCTCGGGGGTCCTAAGACTAAAGAGGAACCTGCTCCAATAATAGCGCCGGAACCTGCTCCTGCTACAATAATAGAGCCAGAACCTGCTCCTGCTCCTCCAGTACCTCCGATGGGGCTCGGGCCTAAACCTGAATTTGATCCAAACAACCCGGATTTGTATTCTGATCCGGATCTTGGTATAGGGGGTTCTAAAATTAGAGAGGTGTTTGACCTTGGTATAGATATAGACCTTCCCGAGGATCAGGAAGAAGTTATATACAATCCGGACGGCTCGATTTTTGTTAATGCCGCGGATGACGATGAAAGGTATACGGAATGGGATGAGATTCCAACACGGCAATTAAATCTAATGGGAGGGCAACAAGGCGGAGCTAGTCCGATGCCCTATCGTGCTCGTTACTCCAGTGAAGAAGAATTCCGCAAGGCTTTAATTGAGTATTTGTTATCAAATGATGTTCTTGTATCGGGAAGTAATTACGACTCCGACGGAAATGTTGTGACTGAGCCTGACACTGTTATTGATGTAGTAACCGATCCAGTTGATCCTGTTTCGACTACGCCTGACCCCATTGTTGAAGTTGAGGACCCTGATCCGGTTGAAGTTAAGGACCCTGTTGAATTTGAAGTTGAGGAAACGGATCCTTTTACAAACCCGGAAGTTGTGGAAGTTGAAGTTGAGGACCCTGATCCTGTTGTTGAAGTTGAGGACCCTGATCCTGTTGTCGTTGAAGTTGAGGACCCTGATCCTGTTGTTGAAGTTGAGGACCCTGACGAAATACAAATAGAAATAAATCTTGATGAATATGGTTCATCTGACGATTATTCCTCGTATACCGATTTCTTAACAGAAATGGGTGCGCAAAACGCTTTAGTGGATACCCAAACGGGTGAACAAAATGTTTACGCGGAGTTTAGTTACGACTCCGAAACCGGTAATTTTGTTAGAGACTCTAGCCGATTTGGTATAGAGGGTGATGACGCCTTTACGTCTTACACTCCAGAAGAATTCTTTAGTGAGTTTGGAAGGTCTGTTACCTCAACTAAGTATGACGCTTATTTAGATAGTATTGAAGCTGAAGAACAACGGGTAGCCGACGAAGCGGCCGCTGAAGAAGAAAGATTACGCTTACAGGCCGCAGAAGCCGAAGCAGAAAGAAAACGCATAGAAGCCGAAGAAGCCGAAAGAAAACGTTTGGAAGCTGAACAAAAACGTTTAGCCGAAGAAGAAGCCGAAAGAAAACGTTTGGAAGCCGAAGACGAAGCTGAGAGAATAAGGTTAGCGGAGGAGGCTGAGAAAAAACGTTTAGAAGCCGAAGCAGAAATTGAAAGAATACGTTTAGAAGAGCTTACCGAAAAAAATAGACAAGCTCGGTTACGTCAGGCCATAAACACGGCGCAGTCTAGCCCATTCGGACAGGCCATTTCCGGAAATTTGTCTGGGGGTGTATTACCCGACACTGGAATAGTAGCGCCGAAAGGTCCGACAACGGATCCTTTCGCCAGAGAAGGTGGGGTTGCACCGCAGTATGGACCGCTTCCGGGAGGAAATGCTTCGGATGTGTTGTCCGGACTAGGGTCTAACGTATATGCACCGCCGCCACCTCGTAGTTACGGTCAGACAGATTATGAGATTGACCCAGACGATCCTTTTAGAAATCCTTTTTTACGCGGAATTGGTTCTATTAACAGAGACGGAGGTGGCTAAATGTTAGATAAACTTATTGGTCCGGTAACCGGACTTTTGGACAAATTCATTGAAGATAAAGATCAGAAAGCCGCTCTAGCTCACGAAATTGCTACAATGAGTGAGAAGGCGGCCTCTGAAAATGCTATTGCTCAAATTGAGTTAAACAAAGCCGAAGCTCAGTCGGGCTCGTTGTTTATTGGTGGATGGCGACCTTTTGTTGGGTGGACATGCGGTGTGGGTCTTGCCTATAACGCGATTATATCTCAGATACTTGATATTTGGTTTGTTATTCCTGAAGTTGACGCCTCTTTACTGATGCCTGTTCTAACGGGTATGTTAGGCATGGGAGCCTTGCGTTCATACGAAAAAAAGAATTTGGTAGCAAGGGAAAAGTAATGGCATATTTAGATTTTGAGAAAAAAGATGAACCCTCATTACCGGTTGTAACCATAGTTAGAGAATACAGACCCTACGTCACATTAGGCATCATTACTCTGCCCTCCGGTGTAATTCTAGCCTCACTGGAACGTCCTTGGCTTAATAACAAAGTAGAGGTTAGCTGTATCCCCAGTGGAAACTATGAATGCCAGTGGTTAGAGCGATCTGGTTCTGGCAAATACAATCGGGTGTGGCACGTTCAGGATGTAAAAGACCGGACTGAGATTCTATTCCATGCGGGTAACTTTGTGAGGCACAGTTTAGGATGCATTTTGGTAGGGGTGAAGCATGGCGTTTTAGGTGGTGAGGACGCAGTTCTTTCATCTAAAGTCGGGCTTCAGTTAATGCGGGATGAACTAGAAGATCAGGCTTTCACTTTGGTCATTAGTTAACAGATGTGTTGGTGTTACTAATAATCCGATAAAACCCTCCCTCTTTTGTATAAGATATGATAGGATAAAATCTAACTTTCTTAGACAATATGGGGACATATAGGAATGGATGAGATTTCTACCGTTACGGCGGTTTTTAAAGTTATCCGGGAACGCCGACAAGCTGTCTGTGATCTTATGATCTTTGGTAACGTAAAATCCATGGAGCAGTATCGTGAGCTCATGGGAAATTTAGTTTCTTTAAATCACGTAGAACAGGAACTCAAGAGCCTGCTAGATAAACAGGAGCGTAGTATATGAATAAGTCAAAAATTGACCTATCTGCCGCACCCAGTGCCGCCTTTCAAATGGAATCTGAGAAGCAAGACGTTCAGACTAAAGACGCGGAAGTCGCTGATGCAAGTGCAGATAACCTTAAAGACGCTTATGTAGATAAGCCCGTTTTAAGACCTGAAAATATTGGTAAAAGTCTTCTTGATAAGATGCCTTCGCCTACCGGTTGGAGAATCTTGATCCTCCCGTACCGTGGTAAAGGACAAACAGAAGGCGGTATTTATCTTCCAGATCAACTAGTTCAAGAGCAGTCTGTTTCTACACAGGTTGGTTATGTTCTTAAAGTTGGACCCCTTGCATACAAAGACCCTGATAAGTTCCCGTCAGGTGCTTGGTGTGAAGAAAAAGATTGGGTAATGTTTGCTCGCTACGCGGGTTCTCGTTTTGCAATTGATGGGGGCGAGGTTCGTATTCTTAACGACGACGAAATCCTTGCCAAAATTTTAGATCCGGAAGATGTTCTCCATTATTAAAGGGTGATGTATGAGTGAAGAAACTGAAGAGTTAAACATCGAAATTGATGACGGTGTAGAGGGTACGCCGTTCAAAGAAGATCAATTTGATAAAGCAGAAAATGCTACTCAAAAAAGGATTGATCGTTTAACTAAAAAAATGCGTGAAGCAGAACGTCGTGAAGGCGAAGCTGTAAATTACGCTAAAAAGATTCAGCAAGAAAATGATTCTGTTAAAGCTAGAATGGCTAATTTAGATACTAACTATGTATCTGAATACACTAATCGAGTGACTACTCAAACAGAAAGTGCTGAAAAAGAATTAACTCGTGCGATGGAAATAGGTGATACGGCAGGCGCGGTGCAAGCACAACGCCAACTGACGGGTCTAGCTATTGAGAACGACCGAGCTCGCCAAGCTAAACTACAACAGGACCGGTATCGTCAGCAAGCGGAGGCTCAACAACAAGCTCAACTTCGACAGCCTATGCCACAACAAGCCCCGGCTCCTCGTAGACCAGACCCTAAAGCTGAAACATGGGCTGTTAAAAATGATTGGTTTGGACAAGATGAAGTTATGACCTATGCGGCTTTCGGTATCCACAAGAAATTAGTGGAAGACGAAGGGTTTGACCCGCAGGGTAATGACTACTATACTGAGTTAGACCGACGGATTGCTAAAGAATTTCCGCATAAACTTGGTAAACAGGGCAAACGACCCGCTCAGGCGGTTGCCTCTGCTAGTAGATCAAACACTGGGCGCAGTAGTGGGAGAAAGGTTAGACTCACCCCTAGCCAAGTCGCAATTGCGAAAAAATTGGGTGTGCCGCTAGAAGAATACGCGAAATACGTGAAGGAGTAATAGAAAATGAGTGAACAAAACGACCAGTTGGATGCGCCCATCAAAAGAGCTTCTCGCGCAAATACAGAACGGAGTAAAAAGGCGGTGCGTAAGCCTTGGGCTCCCCCGTCAATGTTAGATGCACCACCTGCGCCTGATGGTTACAAACATCGTTGGATACGGGCTGAAACCCGTGGCTTTAACGATAGTAAGAACATCAGTGCAAAAATGAGAGAAGGTTATGAGCTTGTCCGTAGGGACGAGTATCCTGACTTTGAATCTCCAACGGTAGAATCAGGTAAGTACGAAGGTGTTTTTGGAGTAGGCGGACTACTTCTTGCTCGTATTCCACTTGAAACTGTAGACGAAAGAACCGCATACTTTGCAAGTAAAAGTTCGGATCAGATGGACGCAGTGGATCAGGATATGATGCGAGAAAACGCACATTCATCGATGACGATATCCAAACCGGATCGTCAATCTCGTGTAACTTTCGGCGGCCCACGAAAATGAGGGCTCGTCATTAATAGGAGAAAACTGTTATGGCAAATCAAAATACTGCCTATGGTCTTCGTCCTGTAGGACTTGTTGGTTCAGCGTCAAACTCTACTGGTGTAACTCAGTATGAGATCGCTTCCAACAATACTAACGCTATTTTTCAATACAACATCGTCGTCCCTTTGGCGGCAGGTGTTATTGATCAAGCAGGTGCCACCAGTGGTGGTACTACGCAGGCGTTGGGAGTTCTTATGGGCGTAGAATATCAAGATTCGGTACAGAAAAAGCCGGTCTTTCTTAACTACTGGCCCGGGTCAGGCTCTGTAAGCGTGGATACTAACTATCCTGTTAAAGCTTTCGTTGCTGACAACCCTAACCAGATATTCAAAGTAGCAAGTGATGCAACTTTGACTAACCGAGCAACGGGTCAAGCCGCTGTTTTCGCTAACGCCACTCTGGGCACTTCTGCCCGTACTGGTTCTACCGATACAGGGTCTAGTAATAGTGCTCTAAGTGTTAGTTCAATTGCCACTACCGCCACTTTGGCACTACGAATAGTAGGTATCCAAGACGATCCCGCTAATAATGATTACGCTTCAGCAGGTATTCCATTACTAGTTCGTCTTAGCGCCCACTTCAATGCACCCACAAGCCGTTTTGACTCGCAGACTACTGCGACGACAACGGGCCTTTAAGGAGGGTTAACACATGGCTATTTCACGCGCACAATTAGCGAAAGAGCTAGAACCCGGCCTTAATGCTTTATTTGGGTTGGAATATGATCGTTACGAGAACGAGCATTCTGAAATCTTTGACGAGGAGTCTTCGGACAGAGCCTTTGAAGAAGAAGTAATGCTTGGCGGTTTCTCTACTGCACCAGTTAAAAGCGAAGGTGGTACTATTAGCTTTGACGAAGCACAAGAGACTTACACTGCTCGTTACACTCATGACACTATCGCTTTGGCTTTCTCAATTACTGAAGAAGCTATTGAAGATAACTTATATGATCGTCTCGCATCTCGCTACACTAAGGCATTGGCTCGTTCAATGGCTCAGACTAAGCAGATTAAAGCGGCGGCTATCCTTAACAATGCGTTTGTTTCCACTGGTGGATTCGCGCAAGGTGACGGACAAGCACTGTGCTCGGCGGCTCATCCATCGTTATCCGGTTCTCAGACTAACCTGCTCGCTACTGCGGCTGACCTCAACGAGACTTCTCTTGAGCAAATGCTGATTGAGATTGCAGGAATGACTGATGAGCGTGGTCTAAAGATTGCTGTACAAGGCACAAAGTTAATTATTCCTAAAGAACTGCAATTTATTGCAGAGCGAGTACTTAACTCTAACCTACGTTCATCAACTGCGGACAACGACGCTAATGCTATGAAGAATATGGGAATGTTGCCTGACGGCGCAGTGGTTAACCACTTCCTTACTGATTCTGATGCATTCTTCATCAAGACTGACGCACCAAACGGATTCAAATACTTCAACCGTTCGCCAATTAAGACGGCAATGGAAGGGGACTTTGACACTGGTAACATGCGCTTTAAGGCTCGCGAAAGATATTCTTTCGGTGTGTCTGATTGGCGTTCTGTTTTTGGTACTCCGGGAGCTTAATTAAGCTTTTCGTTACATGGGAAAAGGCGGCACTTGCCGCCTTTTCTTTTTTGCGTTATATTAAACTTTCCCTGACAGTCACAATTTCGTGACTGACATTGGCCCCGACAGGAGAAACACCCATGGCTCAAACAACATTTACCGGAATAGTCCGGTCAGAAAACGGTTTTTCAGATATCACTAAAAATGCTACTACTGGAACCGTAACAACTAACTCTACTTATGCAACTGATGCCACCGTTGGTGGAAATCTAGTTGTAACTGGCACTACAAAACTTGTAACTGCTGTAAACAGCAAGTTCATTAAGCACGTTGGTCTTGCTCCCGGAGTTACTGTTAACTCTACCGCAGGAGACAGCCCTACTATTGCTACATTTGTACAGCCTGCAAACACCATCATCACAGACATTAAAATATTTTGTGTTACTGCTCCAGTTATTGGGTCAGGTGATATTGGTTATGAAGTTGGAACTTCTTCTTCTGGCGCACAAATTGTTGCGACTCAAGCTGATGAGATTCTAGATGCAGGAACAACTGTTGTTGTCGGTAACGTAACATTAACCGCCCTAGTTGTACAAACTCAAGATGCCGCAACTGCTCCCGCTTCTGTGCAATATTCGGCAGTGGCTCGCAACATCTTCTGTAACATTACTAACACTGTTAATGCTACTACAGCAGGATCGTTTACTTTTATTATTGAGTACGTTCAAGTAGCGTAATTGTTAAATATTAAGGGGTGCAATGCGCCCCTTTCTTTTAGGAGAATATAATGGCTGATGCAGTCGCAACACAAATTTTATCGGACGGACCTAAGTTTACTGTTTTGAAGTTGACTAACGTTTCAGACGGCTCAGGCGAAGCCGCCGTTGTTAAAGTAGATGTTTCAGGTTTAGAAGCCAGTGCGGACGGAGACGCTTGTACCGAAGTAGTTATAGAGCGTATTTGGTGGCAGTGTATAGGAATGAAAGTACAAATTCTTTGGAACGCTTCTACAAACCTTTTTTGTATAGAGCTTGGTGAGAATCAAAGTGGTGAGCACGATTACACCGTCTTTGGTGGGCTTACAAATAACGCAGGCGGTGGTAAAAACGGAGACGTTTTGTTTACTACTGTAGGCCACACCAGTGCCGACACGTACACTGTAATTCTGTATCTTCGGAAAAAGTTTGCGTAACAAGTATGGCAACTACTAAAGACACAAAAAGGTTACCTTCTGGAAGGATTAGTTATCGCGGTGAAACTTTTGCCGGGTTTAATAAGCCTAAAAAAACGCCTAATAAATCTAAAAAAAGTGCCGTATTAGCTAAAAAAGGAAGTGAAGTTAAGCTTGTTCGTTTTGGTGACCCTAAAATGAGTATTAAAAAGGATCAACCGAAACGAAGAAGCAGTTTCCGGGCTAGACAT